AACCCATTTAAATTATTTAAACCTTCTGCTAGTTTTTCGCGATCATATGTAACCATTATTTACCTAATGCCTCCCTTACGGATGCCAAGTAATCAACACCGTTGATTACACAAACATAATTGAATTTATCAATTTCAGTACGAGTTTTACCACCAACAGTCATTTTGAAATACACAATTTCAAACTCTGTAGAAGTATCGGTTTTACTTGCCTGTTCGAACTTGCCTAAACCGATTTTTTTCGGCATCACTTTTGCGTATACGCTAACTGCTTCCGGTACTAATTCGCCTTTAGCAGAATCATACAATTGTTGTGCGCCACGAATTTCGATGTCGTGTACTTTTTGACTAGCAAGGTCAGTCACATCTTTGTCAATGGTATTCCACTTAATGGACATATTCATTGCCTTAGTTTGCCCGAGTACACCCAAATCAACTTCACCGGCAATGCCTGCGCCTTTGATTGTATCGCTGATAAATTCGATATCAGGTAAGGTTACATCGGCGTAACCATATAATTCTCTGCCAGAGCTAAAAATGGCAAAGTCAATCAACTTATCTCTATGTTTAGCCATGAGTTACCTCCCTTTTAATTAAATAACGTACTCATGTAAGATGGATCGTATTCTTGAATGAAGTCGATTTCACGAGCTGGTGTCGGAACACCTAAATACACATGGAATCGAATAATGCCGTTCAACAAATCAGTTGTAGGGTTTTCGGATTCCAAGAATTCAACGCGTGCGCCAAGGAGTGCACCAGATGCTACGTGTCCATTTAACCAGGCATTTGCACTGTTGACTACATTATTTACTAAACGTTTGTTTGTAGGATTATCGATTTTAGACCAGAAGGAGGTAATCAATGTATTAGATACCCAGTTGAACATACGACGTACAGGGATAAAGGAATCCTTAACATCTGTATTAGATGGATAAGCTGTTGTACGATTCCCCCACGCTCCCCAGCCGCCAATAAAATTAAGCGCAGTAACGACGCCTTGGCCGTTCAAGTAAGCTGCTTCATCTGGGCCTAAGTAGATTTCAGTACCATCTTTCAATACGGCACTATCTGCTTGCAAGGACTCATTGGATGGGGACTTGTAAGGGATGTCATCGTACTTAGCATCTGTCTTAGCCATAAGGCCTGCGAGCTGTGTGGATAAATGGAATTGGCGATTAGCTAATGCTACTTTTGGCCAACATAAGATTTGACGTTCATCGACGTAGTTCTTTTTATTTTTCCACTCACTAACTGCAGTTGCTTTTTTAATTTCATCAGTAGGTGCATCACATAACGACATAGCTTGGAACATGCCATTAATAGTAGTTTCTTTTGCTTTCATAACTGCTGCTACAAGCGTGTTATGAGACCAGCCTGGTGCTAATAAGTTACCAGGGATTAAGCCGAAGCGAGGGAATACTTCATTGATAAGTTCCAAACCTTTACGTTTACCTTCTGTATCCACGCCACCTACGATATCATCTGCAGTTACCATAGATGGGTCTACATAATCGTAAGTCACCCAAACAGATGTTGCACTATTAAGCGCCCCAGTAGATACAATGCCAATAAGCAATTTGCCTTCGTCATTATATACAGCAGTATAATCGACGTTGATAGTTAACGCCGCACCACCATTTGTAGCAGATACCTTTAACGTGTTGAGTAACACAGGATCTTCAATTGTTACAACTTTATCTTGGATTTGTTTTTGTGTAGAAGTTAATGTTTTCTTATGTTTCTTTGGATCGAGAACATTAATAAAAACTACCGGCGCCATTCCGAATAAAGAGAATTGAGAGTACATTGCTTCACACAATGTGTACTTATCCCATTCTTTGGAATAACCAAATTGAGTAGTTGCCGATGCATAGTCATGACACAATACGGCTTTATTAGCCTCTGCTGGGTCTGTGGCTAAATGCCCAGGAGCAGTGCCGACATACACCGGTAAGGCTGCCGTAGCTTCTGTCATAGAAATAAGAGAAGTAGGAACCTCTCTTGTATAAATTCCGTGTCTATAGTTTCCCACTATCTACGACCTCCTTTTTTAAATTCAAGGTAAGCTGCGTTCATTGCAGTACCTTCTGTTGCTAATTCTTGTTGTGCTTCTGCAATCTTATTGATTGGCACAAACAATAGTCTTAACATTGCTTTATCTTCACCTACCATGGCAGGAATCCCGTCAATATAGACTGTTCCTGTTGTAAGGCCCAGTTCTGCACTATTAGGACCTAAGTAGATTACTTGTTTAGCATCATTAGATTTAACTGGTTTTTCTGCAGTTTCAGTGGGTTCGTTTCCCATCACTGCGAGTTCATCAGTTTTTGCCATTAAATAATCATCTCCTCTCGTATTTGTTCGATATCATATTTAACTGTCATAAATCCCTCCCAATACGGATAGGCTTGATCCGGAGGGATGTCGGTATCAATTCCGTGTTTATCATCCAACACTAAACGGTATCGCTTAGCAATAACGGGATGGGCCAGTAGCGCTTGTCTTGTTGCTTCCAAAAAGTTTGTAATCTCCATCCAACCTTTTTCCACGTCCTCAGAGTACACTCCGTGAATTAGAAATAATTGGACGGTTGACCCCTGCAAGGTATCCTCAATCTTATTAATGCGAATAACAAGATGCGGATATTGGTCCTCCTTGGATGATTCTTTCATTTTTAAAAATCCAGGTACAACTAATAAAGGATTCCCCTTCACCTGTGCATCATCACTAAAATAGTTTGCATGCACCTGTTTTAGAAACGTACCTAAATCTGTTGCTAATTGCGTAGGTGTCATTTATTACTTCCTTACTAACTCTTCGAATGAGGTTCCGAGTTGTCGTAACAACTCCTCTTGCGCTACATTACCGACAAAAGCCGATACCTCAGCATTCTTTAACATACTTGGGACTGCAGGCCCATGAAATTGTCCTATTGGGTATCTATCAGCACCTTTACGATACATCGCCCCAATATGACCGCTTCCCATGCGAGCAATAAAAGCGTTAGGGATTGTTCCTCCTCCGCCATTGCGCATTACCTGGGCTTTCACAGTACGACCTTTCCGCTTAGGTGGGCGCTTTGGTGTAACTCTAAACTTAGTAAGTGCTACTGGTCTTCCTTTAGACCTAATGAATGCTGATAGTCCAGAAGGGTTCGCTCGTTTCACGTCAATCGTTTTCTTAACATTTGCCTTACTTATAAAGTAGTCCTGCGTAGTTTTATCAACGATTGCGTTTCGTATTTTAGGGATCGCGGTGTTGATAGCTTTCGATGTCGCCCTTTTCGTTTCACCGGAAAGGGCGTCTATCTTAACCAGGCCTTCTTGTAGCCCTTTTACGTCAATAGTTATGCTCATGAGTTATTCCCCCTAAGGACAATATTCAGCATACCCATATCTTCTTCGCATGATTGAACCAACATAAGTCGGCCATTGAAACGGAAGATTTGATTGTACTCCGGCACTTCAGGTAAATCCTGCTTGGACACGTGTACAACTATCGTATCGTAAATCAACCCGTCAATATCCTGACCCATAATTTCAACATGTTGCTTGTCGGTAAGGCCTTCTGCCACTGCATAGCACTGCGTACCGTTTAGGTTGTGTACTTCGGCAAATTCATTTGAATTGATAAACACCTTTTCAATATCATTTTGCACAAAGTCTTTAAATCCCATATCTATTCACCTAAGAAATCGATAAGTTGTTCACGAGTAGCGTCTTCTGGAACTTCTAAATGTTCAGCTTCAACCATTGCACGAAGAGCAGCATCGGATAAAAGCCCCAAATTAATATCCGCATCACATGCAAGAATATCTGTAATCATGCTCGCCTTTGTTGCTTTACTAGCAAATTCTAACCCGATAGACTTTCCATAGTTGGAAATCTCTTCATTTGTCATAACTGCAAGCGCTACTGCAAATGAATCATCTTCGCCGCCTTTACTATTATCCCCGTTAACCGCAACCACAGCGCCTAATTCAATTAAGCGCTGTTCTTCTTCTGCAGTTAAATCGGAGATAATCTCACCGGGATTATATACATAATCTCCAGTATTGATTGTGTGCTTAGCTTGTACTGGCATAAGTCTTACCTCCTTTTAGATTACAATACGTCCGCTACGAAGTAAGAATCTACATCGAATGGTACATAAATAGGGCGAGATTGCAATTCTAAGAATGCCGCATCTGGATCACGTGTAACCAATCGGCGCATTACGTATTCACCTTCATATGTTACGAAGTCCATTCCCTCACCAGGAATGATTGTATTCGCACCATATAGTTTAGTAAATTTGGCCATGTCAGAAGCTACCAACAGTTTACCTGCAGGTACCATTTCTTTTTCTTGGCCGTCAGTTGGGTCTACATAGTAGTTATCATATGTAAATACATTGCATTGAATTTGACCACCCATGAAACCAACATAAGTCGCGCCTTCTGCCATTTGTTCAAATTGTAAAAGGCCCATTTCTGTACGACGATTATCGAACAACGCTAAGATTTTTTTATCAGAAAGCATTACTTCTAGTGTTTCAGAGTTCATGACCAAGGTGTTCGGATTAAAGCCAGATGCTTTCAAGCATTTCTTTTTCCATTTAATAATGTTGGCCACGATTTCTGCTGCAGATTGTCCCCAACGTGCATTGCCGGATAATGTTTCTTTATTCGTGAAGTTAAAGTCTACTACGTCGTCAATGCCTTCGCCTTTAATGTGCGCTTGACCATTAAATAATACATCTGCCGCCATAACTTCTTGAGAACGCACCAAATTGTCTTTCAACTCTTGCGTATCTTGCGCCAAAAGCTGAATCGCACGTTCCTCAGGAGATACTGTACCTGCGAAAGGCTGTTCACCAGCTAAACGAACCTTGATATCATTTTCAGTGATAGCTCGTTTTTCTTTCTTTTGAGCCGGTTTATAAGTAGTTGTAGTTACACCTGTGCGTTGGGATAATGGAGCAGTAGAGTTTGGTGCTACCCAAGGTGTAATAGTACGGCGACCTTTTACAATGTCAAAAGAAACAGTTTCAGATAAGAATGTTTTTGTGTCTTTGAAGAATAGATCTTTCAAAAAGGATGGCACATCGGGAGTACGACGAACCACCGCAGCAAGTGTTTGAGGTGTGTAAATATTATCCATGTGTCCTCCTTAACGGAAATAAATGTTGCGGGCTTCAGCTTTAGCTGTAAAATCTTCCGCTTTTTTACCAGATTTGAATACTAAATTAGCTGTAGCAAATTCACCTGTTACAGCAATTTCTGCTACTACATCACCTTTCGTAGCATCGATATCAGCCAAGGCTACGCCGTATACGTCAGCGTCCGCGCGTTTAGCTTTTTTAGAAGTTGCTTCGATTTCTAATATTGTACCTGCTTTAATCACAGCAGCGTCCTGTCCGATTGTTACCTTTTTAGTAACGACTGGCATTTGTGTACCAGCAATTAGAGGTTTGTACTCTAACTTTTGTTCTTCCACGTATGGCATATGTTCTGCCCTCCTTATTTTTTAACGCGTGCTTTCATAACACGGTCCACGATCTTCATTGTTTTGTCGGATTCATCGATATCTTCATCCAACACTTGACCTGGGACGGTGTTAACTTTATTGGATGCGTTATTTGCATCTTGAATCATTCGTTGAAATTGATTTGTTTGTTCAGATGGTTCTGGTTGTGGCATATTGAGTAATTCAACAGCTACATCTTGAATCGTAGTGTATGTTTCATATTTAGCGCGATTAATCACTTCTGCTCGCGCTTCGTTATTAATCCCATCAAGGGCTTGTAAACGGGCACGTTCAGCAGCAACGCCGGCATTAAATACTTCGTCATATACTTCCGCATAATCTGTACGCAACAATTCAGCAGTTACTTCCATTGGCTCTTCTCCTTTCTCTTCATATTTATCAACAGGCAATCCTTTGAGTACTTCCATACTCATTGGTAAACCATTGACAATTAAGTCAGTACCTTTACGGCAAGCAACCATTCGTAAAGACTCGTCAACACTTGTACAGAAACCTTTTTCTAAAGCTTCCCTTGCTGTTAACCAAGTTTCTTCATCCATCATAGTTGCAATTTCTTCACGAGTTAACCCTGTGCGAGCCTCGTAAATATCGATAAGGTTTTCTTTAGTTTTGCGTAACGATTCGGCAGCTTTTTCAAAATCATCTGCTTCCCCAAACACATAAGCGC